GATATGTGACGAGCCAATTGCCGAGCGGCGCGGCGTCGCCGCTCGTGTCGATGTCAGAAGCAGCCTGCAAGAATGCCTGCAACTGGAACGACAGGCGCTCGTCGCCCGACTCACGCACATACAGGGCATTCTGCGACGTGAGGTCGAGCGTCGGATCGAGCGAGGCGCTCTGCCAGACGCCGAATTGCTCATTGTTGTTGACGCCGAACTCGACCATCTCTTGGACTCCCTCCTCGCCAACGGCAGGCGGGTCAGCAAGGACGTCCGTGTTGACGCCCATGTTGATGAGGCCGTTGGCCGGATTTCCGACGGGCGCCTGACCGGCCTTGAAATCGAAACTGGCATGGTCCGCAATCCACTTGGACCAATTCTTCGCCTCGTTGCGCAAACGCGGGCCGTAGGCACGGGGGTTGAACTTGGTTTGGGCGAGCAGGTCACCCGCCTTCACCGTGACGGTGCCGACAGTGGTGATGAGCTCGCGGCCGGTGACGATGGCGCTCTTGCCATCCGCAGCATGCTCGACAGAAAACAAGCCACCGACCATCGGGGCGTTCTGTCGGACCGGGTAGCCCATCTGGCCAGTGACGATCGGCGGTGTGTTACCGCGGGAGCGCTCGAACTTCTTGAGCGTGGCGGCAACGTCGCGCTCGGCAGCTGGTGTGTCTCCGATGACACGCGTCGGCGGCGTGCCGCGACGGCGCTGGGCGAGCGCAGGACGCCCGCCCGGCGGCGGCTTGACGACGGCGCGCGCCACGACGCCGGACATCGCCTTGGTGGTCGCAGCCGCAAACGCGCTCGCAAGCTGATTGATGTGCTGCGGCGAGATCTGCGCGACAGCAGGTGAGGCTCGAACGCCCTGAGGTTTCTTGGCGGCCGGCGGCTTTTGGTTGGTGGATTTGGCACGGGTGGTGGTTTTGGCAGTTGCTGATGAGCTCATTGTGACAATTGTGACAATTTGAGTGAGCTCGCAACGGCGGGCGCGCTAATGCCCGGTAACTGCCGGGGTAATGCGCCGCTGTGCTAGCGGCGGTGGGTTGGCGTGGTACATAGAAGCAGGCTAAGCCCGCGGCGATTGATTCTTGCGTGTGTGAGGGTGCGTGGCGCGAGGACGTGAACCGGCATGTAATGTACAACACTAGCATCCGCGTGGGTGTGAGGCACGGGCCCGGCCAGGGGGGCCTGCTGCGGTTGTGCTGCAGCTCACAACTCGGCCTCGCAAAAGGCCAAGATGAGCGGGTGATCGAGCCATTCGCCTACACACCAGAACTTGAGAAAGGTGTGCAGTGACTCGATGCTCGCTGCAGAGAAAAGGTCCGCTGAGACGCCGCGCTCGGTGTAGTAGACGGCGAGGTACTGCCACGCCGCAGCGTCGTCGGCATGCAGACTCATGTCGACGTGGCTGGACATTCGGAAGGCGTCGTCCCGGTCGGCCATTGTCACGTGATGCTTGCCCTCTTGGTGGGCGAGTTGGCGCGCGACAGACTCGGCAAACCAACGAATGGGCGGACAATGGCCGGCGTCACGAATGAGAGCGCGGGCGTTCTGAAGCATGTAGGCGAGGTGGAACTCGCGCGGCACGGTACTCGGCACAGCGGCGAATTTGTAGAACACGCGGGACGGACGCTGGCAGAAACACGCAGCTTCCGGAAACTCAACACTCCGCGCACAAGGCAGCAGGATATGTGAGCACATCGGAAGGCGGGTCGGCAGCGAGTCCAACACCTCGCAAGCGCTCTCGTTGGTCAAGCCATAAAGAGCATATGAAGCGTCATAAATGGCCGACAGGCGTTGGACGAGAGAGCGCGGGACGGCCAGGACAAGATTGTTGTCGTCGCCGCGCGTGAATGGCACGAGTAGCGCCTCATAATACGCTGCATCAGCAGCTGTAAAAGGGCGCACTACCGCAGCGACCGCGGCCGTGATCGCCTGACACGCTGTGCCAGTGGCGACACGACTGCCGTCAGTGCCGTTGGCCGACGTCGACGGCAGGCCGGAACAAATCGTGCCGTCGATTTTGAGCTCGAAAACGCGAACACCAGCCTCGTCGTAAGTGATCGTGGGGGCGTCGTAAGTGTCACGCGCAATCGCTGCCACCGGAAAGGTCTCGGGTATAAAACGATGGCGCACGTTCGGCTCAGTGAGGTACTCAGCCAGCTCGAAAGTCTCGTCAAACCGCTCGCCGAACGCGTCCTCAAAGTCCTGGCGACTGGCGAGGCCGAACCAATTGAGCGCGAGGTAGCGCAACTCGCCGAATCGACGCAGGACGGACGAATCATACTTGGCACAATCACCCGCGATTCGAACGAGGACCACATCGGCAGCGCCGAGCTCAATCAGGAAGGCGGCTTGCCGGCGCGCGCTGTCGACGCAGACATGGTAGTCTGCGGTGGCAGCGGCAAGCGAACCGGATGGGGAAATCGCTTGCCACGGCGCGCGCAGCTCGCGCTGGCCGGCGCTGGTACGGAAGCTAGCGACCGGCTCAAAGTGGCCAGTGATGATGGTGGCAGGCGCACCGGTGGTATCAGACATGTGCGCCTCACCAGCAAGAGGCAAGTCCCGGTCAGTGCAGAAGAAACCGTCTCGAGCGGCAATCGTGACGCTGTGCTGGGCGTAGTACACAGCGTAGCCAAAGACGGCGCAGGTGAGACTTGACGGCTGCGAAATCATGCGCTGCAAATACGTGGGCTTCGCAGCACCGCGCACGACTCTTGGCGGGCCGGTGACGTAGAGCGACGGCACGGTGTAGTTCGCCTTCTCGACCTTGACGGCGCCCTCAAACTTGGCATCTCGAGGAGCATAACCGGCATCGGTGTACTGATTCACGCCGAGCTGGTACTTCGCGCGCAGACCGGCCGGGAAGTGCTCCAGGTAGTCGCGGAAGGACTTCTCACGCTCGTCGCCACCTTTGAACGCCTCGGCGAGGTGGTATCGAATCTCGGCAGTGCCGCGCCAAGTGCCGAGATAGCGTCGGAGGGTCTCGGCGGCTCGCGAATCGTCAAACTTTGACGGGAAGGTTTGGCGCGCGAAAGCTGTACGCATCGAATGGCAACACCGCTGACAGCTAGCGGGCAGGAACACACCATAACGACTGCCGACGAGCGAGTAGACAGTGTTTCCACAGTGTTGGCGACATCCGTCATATGGCTTCTGCCAAAATCGCAAGGGCTTTCGTCCAAGCGCGGGCTCGAAACCATTGTCGCGCTGTGGGCAGCGACTCATCACAGCCACTCCACCGTGGAAAGAAATGTTTGACTCGGTGGTAAGCGGCGCGCCATGGTACGTTGCGACGTTGGCATCAGCAAGGCCTTCGATGACGATGGGGGCGACGGTCGGCGTGGGGCGCTTGACGGGGGCGACCCAGCGCCAAAAGCCGTAGGCAGCTAGACAGACTAGCCCAAGCCCGACGAGTTGCCGCCAATTCGCGGTGGGCGGGCCGTTCGCAACGAGTTGCGACACACGCTCGACTGCCTGGTCGACGTGGCGCTCAAACAAGGCAGATGTACCCAAGGGCGTCGTGAGGGCCGACCAGTTCCAGGTGGTCACGTCGAAGATGGTGCCCGGGTTGGGCTGCACCGGGCCGTCGGTCTGCAAGTAGGCCAAAAGCATCTGCACAAAGTTAAAGCTGCCGTGAGCGATAATGGCAGCTTTGAGGCCCGACTTTGAGCCGATGTGCGCGAAGTTGGTGTGTACCACAATACGCCACAAAACGAGCGGCGTGTTGTGCGGCGCGATGCTCTCGAAGATGCCGAAGAGGGGCCCCGCAATCCACCATGGTGCAAATGACTTGACTTTCTCCTCCCAGATCGGCGCCAACACGCAGCCAAAGATGACTGGATAGCCGATAGCGCCAACGACGACGGAATGACGGAACACGGGGTCGTCGCCGTTGAAGACTGCATTGGCGGCTGCTGGGCCTCGAAGCAGCCATGCGCCAAGCGCGAGTGACGCGCCGATGCCCGCAGCGTAGAGCAGCTTACGAGGCACCAGCGGGCGCAACTCGCGCAAGAAAGCCGGGACGCGGTCGGCCACAAGGGCGGCAGCGCCGACAGCGGCGACCGCAAGGCTGAGGCTGCCGGTAACCACCGCGGCGGCAAGAGCCGTCGACGCGACGCCGAAACCGACAAGCAACTGGCCATGAGGCGGCCTACCCATGAG